GAAGGCGGCGGCGGATGGATCGGCCGCGCCCCCGGCCTGACCGAGGAAGACTTGCGCCAGTGGTGCGCCCTCGAAAACCGCCGCGAGATGACCATGCAGGCCGGATGGTGGTTCTTCGTCCGCAAATCCGATGCTGGCGTGCATTTCGTCGATCGCCTCGAAGGCTGGAAAGCCCAGGAAGCGCATGGCCGAGCCGCCCGGCGGCCGGTGCAGTGGTACAGGCCCACGCCTGCCGACACGGCGAGCATCCACGCTTTCGTCCGCCGCTGCATGGAAAACGGGCTTTCGCAATATGAGTTCAACGAGCTGGTTCGCCGGACTGGCGGAGCACCGCTGGCATGACCGACGACGAATCCCGCCAGCGCTGCGATGCATGGCGCGCCCGCCACGCCGAAGGGCTCAAGGCCGAGTCTACGCCCGAGTCCGACAAGATCGCGGCCGACCTGCCGATCGAGACACAGCGCGCCATGACGAAAGGGCCGCCATGGGCGCTGAAACTGACTCCGGTGATCGCCGCCCACCTTGAGTTGTTCGACCTGCTGGACCTGACAGACCGGGAAAGCCTGAGCGACCTCGGGATCGCCGTGCTGCGCTCCATTTGGGCGTGGGACAGCGACTATTCGCGGCGGGAAAAGGAGTTCGACGAGTGGTTCGCCCACCACTACCGGGCAGCCCAGCACATCGATATGCCCGGCCACGAGGCAGCGCACGCTGCCTGCTACATGGACCCCGACGCACACGACGCGATGATAGATATCGCTGCAAAGCGCGACGCGATAATCGTCGCGCACCGCGATGATATCCGGTTGGTCGATTACCTCGAGGCGCGCGGTCTGGTGACGACGCTGCGGCGCAAGGGGAGTTGCACGCTGACCGCTACGCAACTCGGCCGTGACGCCGCATTCATGCTCAATGTGACCCGGAATAAGCGAGCCAAGCTGTTCGAGGGCGCGCGGCAGTCTCCCGACATGGTGGACATGGACCGGAAGTATTCAGCCGCGCTTGAGTCGGCGACCCGCGTTGTCGGCGGCATCGTCGACAAGTGGGATCAGACGCGCAGGTTTCTGATGCTGATGTGGATCGCGGGACGCGGTGGAGCAGCCCATGGCTGAGCTACGGCAGCACGGCCCCGCGCAGGATCGCCTCGGCTTTCGCGCGCCAGTCGTCTCCCATCGCCTTGAGCGCGTCGAGCAGATCAGGATCGACACGCAGGGAGATGTGCTGCCGTTTTTCCTCGGGCGGCTTCCCCGAGCCAAGCGGACGGCCGGGGCGGCGCTTGGCGGTGGACTCGGTCATCGGAATGTGCTTTCTGAAGGCAGCGAGATAACTTCCATATCTAGCTGCGGTCGGTCTCGATTTCTGACGGAAGCCCCGGTGTTCGCGCACCGGGGCTTTTGTGTGTCAGGCGTGAACTCGTCCACGGCGGACTGTCGAGCGCGGCTGTGCGCCCACGATCACGCGAAGTTCAGCGTCGGCGGCCCTGTCACCGGCGAGCAGCTTCTGAAAGAAACGCTCTTCGTCCGGCGACCGATCCTTCAGAACCAGCGCGAGCACGTATTCAGAGCGCTCTTGCGACTTGTCTCCGTTCGCAACGTAAAGCGCTGCGCCATTGCGATAAACCGCCCAACGCTGGCTCGATCCGTTAGCGCCATGCTCTTCACGGAGAAGCTTGCCTACGGTGTACTGGGTCATTGTCTTGCCTTTCTGACGGGCCGGGATGCTCGATTGCCTCCCGATGCATTTATATGTGCCACAGGAAATCGGGATGCGCAAGGGGGTCGCGAGATATTTTTTGTGCCACGCAGAAATATTTCACTGCGCAATCCCCGCGCGATTTAGGAGCCTGACCCATGGACCACCCCACCCCAAAGGACTTGCTCAACAAGGCAGAGAGGGAGGCGGCTTACTGGCGCGAGCGGTGCGAGGAGCGTGAGCGCCCCGCCCAAGAACCGGCAGCCCATTCTGACGCGGGTCCGTGGTTCGCCAGTGTCGTGGGGTCCGAGATGGTTGACAAAGAAAAGGTGGGTTGGATAGCCATTTTTCAGGCGTTGGGAACGACGAAGGAGGAGGCGCTAGGCCACGCGGTTGCCTCCGTGCCGAGCACCCAGCAAATAATACTCCGCACCGTCTGGCAGCCGGAAGGATTGCTCGAATGGTGCCATGCGCAATACTCGCAACGGGTGCCGCCTGGCATGATGTGGATACCGCATCGCCAACAGCAGCAGCGCGGCCTGGTGCGCCGGTTCCGCGCTGCGTGGCTCGTGCTCACTGGCCGGGCCGACGCACTCGAATGGCTGCCGTGAACACCAATCACACAATCGGGTGGGAGTAACAACGGGTGGTAAAGCGAGGCAGGCCAGCAGTGACAAGAGCGCGGGCCTTCCACTATCTCGATACGCATTACCCCTGCTCCCAGGGGCAGTTCATCCGCGCGCTCGAACTGGAGCGGTCCTACGCCCGCCGAATCTGGCGCGAGTGGCTCGCGAAAAATATTCCCACCACCGAATTAAACCCCGTGCACAAGCCCCTTTTAGCCGCGTAATTGGCTGCCCCATGGCGGGGCAGACTACACCCTCAGACAGCCGGCCAACGGATAACGAAACCCCGGAAACAGGGGTTTCCGTCGTGCGTGACGCAACCCCGCTCGCCCTGCATCTGGACACGATCTGCTCCAGGCTCGCGCAAGGGACCGGCCTGCGTGCGGTCTGCCGGGAGCTTGGCCTCGGCGAAAGCAACGTCCGTTTCTGGCTCAGCAAGGACGAAGAGGCGCACCGGCAAGTCAAGGCCGCGCGCGAGCTGGGCTGCGATTCACTCGCCGACGAAGCCATCGAGATCGCGGACGATGTGTCGCGCGACTGGAAAAAGCGCACGAACAGCGACGGCTCGACCGAGGACGTGGTTGATACCGAGCACATCCAGCGCTCGAAACTGCGGATCGACACGCGGCTGCGACTGATCGGCCAGTGGTCGCGGCGATACGGCGATAAAGTCCAGCACGAGCACACTGGCAAGGACGGCGGGGCGATCGTCACCGAAACGCGCGTCCCTCTCATTATCGCGCTGAGCGCACGCCTGCGCAACAAGCCCGAAGCCATCGAGGCGCTCGAATGAACGCGCTCGCCAGCTTCGACGACGCCCTGCTTGCCCGCCTCCCGGCGGACGATCTGACCTATCTCGACTGGCAGATGCGCTGGTCCGACACGGCCCGGTCCAACCAGATACCGCCGGCATCCGAATGGACCGAATGCGGCTATCAGGCCGGACGCGGTTTCGGCAAGACGCGGGTCGGCGCGGAATGGCTTGGCCGAGCGACCTACGAAGACCCCTCGGGATTCGATGTGGCTGTGATCTGCCCGACCTTCAGCGACGTCAAGTTCACCGCGTTCGAGGGCGAGAGCGGGCTTCTCTCGGTCATCCCGCCCGATCTGGTGATCGAATACAACAAGTCCGACCTGTTTGTTCGCATGCGCAATGTCGGCGGCGGCGCGACGATGATCCGCGGCTTCTCAGCGGAGAAACCGGAGCGCCTGCGTGGCCCGCAGCATTGCCGGGGCTGGCTCGACGAGATCGCGGCGTGGCAATACGATGACGAGACCTACGACATGTACCAGTTCGGCCTGCGTCTCGGCCCGCATCCGCAGACGCTCTGGACCTCGACGCCCAAGCCCCGCGATCTGATCCGCAAGCTGACTGCGCCGAAAGAGGGCCGCGTCATCATTCGCGGCTCGACCTACGACAACCGCGCACATCTGCCCAAGAGCTTCTTCGACCAGCTCGCCCAGTACGAGGGGACGCGCCTCGGCGACCAGGAACTGCATGGCCACCTGATTGATCCCGAAGAGGCAGGCATCGTCAAGCGCAGCTGGTTCCGGCTCTGGCCTGCCAACAAGCCGCTGCCGCTGTTCACCAGCATCATCATGAGCCTCGATACCGCGTTTACCGAAAAGACGATCGACAAGAAGACAGGCGACCCCGATCCGACCGCGTGCAGCGTCTGGGGTGTGTTTGCGCATGAGAAGCGCGCCAACGTCATGCTGCTGGACTGCTGGGAGGACTATCTCGGCCTGCCCGAACTGATCCGCCGCGTGAAGCGCGAGATGAACACCGCCTATGGCGACGATCACGACGAGGCGATGATCAAGCCGCTGTTCGGCGCGACGAAGCCTCTGACATCGGGGCGCAAGCCGGACATCCTGCTGATCGAAGACAAGGGGTCCGGCATATCGCTGCGGCAGATGCTGGAGCGCGATGGCGTCCTCGCCCATGCGTACAATCCGGGCCGTGCCGACAAGCTGGCGCGGCTGCACATGGTCTCGCCGATCTTCGCCCGAAAGCTGGTGTGGCTGCCCGAGAGCGCCAATCACGCAGGCCGTCCACGGACATGGGCCGAGCCTCTGATCGCGCAACTGTGCTCGTTCACCGGGCCGGGTTCGATCAAGCACGACGACTACGTGGATTCGAGCAGCCAGGCCATGCGCCTGCTGATGGATTACCGGCTGCTTGACGCGCAGCAGGCGGTGCCGGCGCACAAGCGGCGGGAGGTCGAACTGGACCCGCTGCGGCAGCCGAAGACAGTGGAGAACCCGTATGCGGCATAGCAACCCCAGACTTTCCCAGCAGAGCAAGCGCGATGCGGCGATGTCCGAATGGGGACGGCGCAGGATCATCACCGAAGAGGATTATGGCGACTGGGGCAAGCACTGGATCAAGTGGGGGCTCTTGGAAGAGGGGCCTGTGATCTGTGTGAACGACGGTCGTGTTCAACTGCCGTTTTACAAGATGATCCTCCCTCTGATCCTGGGGGACACGACTGTCTCATTCACCGATGACGATACTCTGGTCATCATTAACGAAAAGTCTGGCCATCTGGAATGCGGCTCTTTTTTCCACAACCGTTGTGAGACGCACATACCGCTTGAGGTGGCATTCATCCCCCATCACAACGGCACCGTCAGCCCCACCGGGCGTCGGATTGTGGAGCACGCCGCCTGATGGCCAGCCTCCAGCACGAAACTGAAATCATCGAACTCGACGACGAAGAACCCGACGTCATCGACACGCCGGACGGCGGTGCGATCGTGCGTATGGGCGAGGATACCGCGCCGGGCCGTGGCCCCTTTTACGACAACCTCGCGGACGGCGAGATCGACCAGACCGAACTGGACCGCCTCGGCTCCTTGCTGCTGGATCTGATTTTCAAGGACGCAGAGGACCGCAAGAAGCGCGACGAGCAGTACGCCGATGGCCTGCGCCGTACCGGGCTAGGTGATGACGCACCGGGC